GACGAAAAATCACGGCCCCCAAAAGACGGATCGATCCGGGGGTCAGGAATCAATTTCGAGGGGGTCAAATGAAGGGCGCAGGGGGGCGTCAGCGACCTCGGGGCAAGCGGAAGGGGTCTTTCCCTGTCCCCAACCCCGCCAGCGCGTTCCCGCGACGTTTGGGGGGTATTCCTAGCACGTCGGCGAAGAGTCGACGCAGGGTGCCCGGAGCGTCAGGGCGTGATGGGGGCGACGTGCAGTGATGATCGAGCACGTCCCATTGCAGCGTCTGTTGCCGTACGCGAAGAACGCGCGCACGCACACGCCAGCACAAGTCGCGCAGATCGCGGCGTCGATTCGCGAGTTCGGATTCACCAACCCGATCCTGATCGACGAGGCCGATTCGGTGATCGCCGGGCATGGCCGAATCCTGGCCGCCGATGAACTCGCGATCGAGGACGCGCCGTGTATTCGACTGACGCATCTATCCGAAGATCAAAAACGCGCCTATCGTATCGCCGATAACAAGATTCCGCTCAATGCAGGTTGGGATTTGGCGCTATTGCGTGACGAGCTGATCGACTTGGATAAATCGGATTACGATGTGAAGCTAACCGGCTTCGACGACGAAGAATTGCAATCGTTGCTCGCGCTGGTAGGCACCGATTCTGCGCCACAATTAGGAGATGCGTTCACCTATGCGATCATCGTGCAGTGTCGCGATGAACGCGATCAAGCGGCACTGTTGTCGCAGCTTGAGAACGAGGGACGGCAATGCCGACTGTTGACCACGTAGTTGAAACCGAAATTTCGCGATCGATAAGAGCGCGGCAGCTTGAAAGCGCGTTCGATGTCCCGCCGTCGGAACGATCGCGATTGGAATGGCATGGCGATGTTCCATACGATGCAGCAGCGTGGAACGTCGGGCTGATTCTCGGTCCATCGGGATCGGGAAAGTCGACGCTGCTCCATGCGATGTTTGGCGACGCACTGCGCATCGATTGGTACGGTGCCGCTGTTGTCGACGATTTCGCCGAAGGGCTGACGCTCGAGGAAATTTGCGCGACGTGTCAAGCGGTCGGTTTCAACACCATCCCGGCGTGGCTACGACCGCACAAGGTGCTGTCGACAGGAGAACGATTCCGCGCCGATCTCGCACGACGCATGATCGAGACACCGCCGAATCAGCCGATCATCGTCGACGAGTTCACGTCGGTTGTTGACCGCCAGGTTGCGCAGATCGCGAGCCATGCGGTGCAAAAGTGGGTGCGCAAACGTGAGCGTCAAATCGTGTGCGCGTCATGTCACTATGACATCGTCGATTGGCTACAACCGGATTGGACATTTGAACCGGCGACGATGACGTTCACGCGGAGGTCACTTCATCGGCGACCTGACATTCACGTCGAAATCGCGCGGGTCGATTATGCGGCGTGGCAATTATTCGCTCGCTTTCACTATCTGACCAGCGACATGCACCGCGCCGCGCGCTCGTTTGTGTTGTTCGTCAATGGCACGCCAGCGTCATTCGCGGGCGTATTGAAGCGACCGCACCCGACTGCGCGAGACGTGTTCGGACTTACGCGTGGCGTGACGTTGCCGGACTTTCAAGGCATGGGGCTTGCGTTTGTGTTGTTCGACACGCTTGGGTCGGCGTATCGCGCGATCGGTCAACGACTGCACTTATACCCGGCACATCCTGCATTCATTCGATCAGCGGATCATTCGCCGAATTGGTCGATGCGCAAAGCGCCCGGTCGAATCGTCCCACTCGGAAGGACATCATCGATACGCAAAACAGGGAAGGGGAAAGAAGGGTTCTTTCTACAAGGGAACGGGGCGCGCGTAGAAGCGCGCCCGTGCGCGATCTTCGAATACGTCGGCCCGATCATGACCGAGCGACGACTTGCGCAAGCGTTGATCGATGGCGAAATGAAAGCGGCGGCGTGACATGGGCAGACATCGCAGCAGTGCGGTTCTAAAATTACTAAACGGCACCGCACGTCACGACGCGAGCAAGGTGCGCGATGACGCGGCGGTGCGACCAAAGGATCGCACGCCTTTTCTACCGCCGTGGGAAGTGCTCGATGATGACGAAAAACGCGTTTACGATTTTCTAGTCGCCGAGTTCGTTTTGCCAGCGGTACATGGTCGTCCCGATGGCATCATGATCGCCACGCTCGCGCGTCAGATCGTGATGCGTGACAAGTCGTTCGCGAAGCTAAAGGAATTCGGCCCGGTGATGCGTCATCCAAAATCGACCAAACCAATTCTGCAACCGTATTTTTACGCGTACAAGGCACATGACGAAGCAGTGCGAAAGTTGATGTTCGAGCTAGGTTTCTCGCCGCTTGGTCGGCTGAAACACGCGCCGCCGATGAATGGATCGGTGCCGAGCGCCTCGTCGTGGGATGACATTGATTGAAAAGCGCGGACGTGGGCGACCGAGAAAATACGCGACCGCTGCCGATGCAAAATCGGCGCAGCGAGAGAGAGATCGCGCTCGAAGCAAAGTAAGACAGGCAGCGATCAAGAAACCGAGCGCGACGGAAGTCAAATCGCTGCTCAGTGATCCAGAGCGTGTTGATGCGCTACTTGATGCAGAGCGCAAACGGCAGACATCGCATCGAGCATGGCAAAAGCCGACCGAGGACGAACTAGCGGCTTCGGATGCCGTTGATGAATCGACGAAGCGACCGGCGCAACGACTTGACGTTGACCTGATCGAGCTGGCCGAGCGCGGGTACCCGAATTGCGCGTCGGCGTTTCAGTACGTGCGCGACGTGCTCGCCAAACGCATCCCGACCGGGCGGCTGGTGCAACTCGCATGCGAGCGGCACGAGCGTGATTGGGCACGCATTGGCAAGTCGGATTGGAAATATACTTTTGACTTCGCGAAAGCCGAACGCGTCTGTCGCGTTTTGCAGCTGTTCCGCGAAATCAAGGGACCGCGCGCGCGCCGTCGACTGGTGCTCATGCCGTGGCAGCGCTTCATGGTCGTGTCCGCATTCGGGTGGGTCAACGCGCAGACCGGGGCGCGACGCTTTCGATACGTTCTCTGCTACGTGCCACGCGGCAACGGGAAGACCACGCTGGCCGCGCCGCTTGCGCTTTACATGCTGGCGCTAGACGGCGAGGGCGGGTCCGAAGTGTACGCGGCGGCAGTGACCCGACAACAGGCGCGTCTGGTATTCGACACTGCGCAACGCATGGCCGAACGCGCGCCCGAGTTTCGATCGCGTTATGGCGTCACCGTCAATGCGCACGCCATCGCGCAAGAGAGCAACGCCGGGACGTTTCGCCCGCTGTCGCGCGACGCAACATCCCTTGACGGCCTGAACGTCCACTTTGCAGTGCTCGATGAACTCGCGCAGCACAAAAACGGGGAAGTGTTCGACGTGTTGCAGACCGCGACCGGCAAGCGCACGCAGCCGATGATGATTGGCATAACCACCGCCGCCAGCAATCAGTCGTCTATCGGTTACGAGCAATGGCAGTACGCGCAGCGAATCCTCGAGCGCAAGTTTGAGGACGAACAATTTTTTGCGGTGATCTACACGGTCGACAAAGACGACGACTGGCGCGACGAAAAAACGTGGATCAAGGCGAACCCGAATTGGGATGTCAGCGTGATGCCTGATGCAATCGCCAACCTATGCCATCAAGCGCAACAATCAGCCTCTCGGCAAAACGCTTTCAAGCAAAAGCACTTGAACATCTGGACCTCCACCGCTGTGCTATGGATGGATATGCAGGTGTGGGATGCGTGCGGCGATCCGAGTTTGAGCATTGACGATTTCAAGGGCGACGAGTGCATCGTCGGGTTGGACCTCGCGACCAAGGTCGACCTCGCCGCGAAAACGCGTTTGTTTTGGCGCGACATCGAAGGCGTGCGGCATTATTATTTATTCGTGGATTTTTTTCTTCCCGAGGCCAGCGTCGAGCGCAACGACGCGTATTCGGGATGGGTTCAGGATGGCTGGATTCACATCGTGCCCGGCGAGGCCAACGACCTAAGCTTGATCGAAGCCACGGTGATCGAAGACAACAACGACTTCAGGATCGTCGACGTGGCCTACGATCCGTGGCAGGCGCGAATGATGGCAAGCAACCTGGACAACGTTGGAATTCCCGTGATCGAGTATCGACCGACAGTCGGAAACTTTTCGCCGCCGATGAAGGAAATCGAAGCGCTCGCGCTGTCCGGTCGCTTGCATCACAACGCCAATCCGGTGTTGGCGTGGAATGTTGGATGCGTCATGGTGCAGGAAGACATGAAGGGCAACATTTTCCCGCGCAAAAATAAAGACGATCCGTTGGTGAAAATCGATGGGCTAGTGGCGACACTCACCGCGCTTGGGCGGCGAATGTTTCTCGACTGCACCGAGCGGGCGCCGTCGATGTTGTTCTTGACGGACGAAAACACTGCGAGTAATGTTGCCGTCCATACCTAGCGCGCGACACTCGCCGGCACGGCGAGAAGTAACCCCCACAGCGCCTAGCCTGATCGAGCGACGGAATGGGGTCCGGCTCGTGGTGGAGAGAATTTCCACAACGAGTTGGGTTTGCCTCCATGTCTAGTCGTGATCGCCCGCCCCCGCAGGAACGCAAAGCGTTTCCGCGCCCGAGCAAGTAACCCCCACAGCGACTAGTTCGGTTTCAAGAGCGACGGAATGGGGTCCGGTCTCTTCGGGAGACCGCGCCATGCGTCGCGCCGTTCCAGTCGGTGTTCAGTATCGTGAGGTTCGCGCCGCCGAGATCACAGGCGCGGGCAAACTGTCCGTGGTCGCCAGCGACGAATCAGTCGATCGCTACGGCGACATCATTCGCGTCGACGGATGGGAGCTGGACGAGTATCGCAAGAATCCCATCGTTCTATTCGGTCATTCAGCGACCGACCCAGTCGGCACCGCCGAGGTCCGCGTCACCGGCAAGAAACTAATCGCTGACATCACGCTCGGTGCGCCGGGCACGACTCCGATGGTCGATGCCGTGCGCGCACTGGTCGATCAGAAAATTCTGAAGGCCGTCTCCGTCGGATTCCAGCCAACAAAGGAACCGAACGAGATCAAAGACCCGAAAACCAACGAGTGGACCGGCGGCTATGAATGGGTCGGTCAACAGTTGCTTGAAAATTCCATCGTCAGCATTCCAGCAAACCCGAATGCGTTGACGCTTGCACGTTCGTTTTCCCCGGAGATTCGCCGCGCTCTGTTTCGATCCGCGTCGGGATCGCAACTCGATGTTGCGCGCGCGCAAATCACGATTCTGCGGTTGGGCGTCGCCGACCACAAACGGTAATTCACCCACTCCAACCAAGGACGAATCATGACAATCGCTGAACAACTGGCAGCAATGCGCGCACGTCGCGATGCAGCGCTCCATGGAATGCAAGAAACCGTCGACGTAGCAGCCGCGGAAGATCGCACCTTCACCGACGAAGAGACGAAGTCTTTCGACAAGTTCAAGACCGAGACCGAAACGGTTAACGCTCACATCGAACGACTCGAATCGCAGGAAAAGTTGGTCGCAGCTTCGGCGCGCCCGGCCGTTTCCAGCGTGCAGAGCGTCGAGGCGGTGCCGGTCATTCAGATGAAAGACAAGCAGTTGCCCAAAGGCACAGCGTTCGCGCGCTACGTCATGGCGCTGATCGCGTCGAAGGGCAACATGATGCAAGCGGAGCAGATCGCGCGAAATTATTGGCGCGACACGACGCCGCAACTGGCGGAACTGTTTCGCGCTATCGGGCAATGTGGTGGTGCCGAGTCCTTCGTCGCGCAGACGCGCGCAGCGTCGTCAGCCGCAACAACGACGAACCCGGCATGGGCGGGCGTGCTCGTCTATGCGCAGACGATGGCGAGCGAGTTCATCGAACTGCTGCGCCCGAAAACCATTCTCGGGAAACTGCCGGACCTGCGTCGCGTGCCGTTCAACACGCGCATGATTCGCCAACTCAGCGGTGTGTCAACGGCGGGTTGGGTTGGTCAGGGAATGAGCAAGCCTGTCGGCGACTTGACCTTGGACGCGGTGACGATGCCATTCACCAAAGTTGCCGTGATCGTCGCCATGACCGAAGAGCTTGCGCGCTTCAGCGATCCGTCGGCGGAAATGGTCGTTACCGATGACATGGTGTTGGCGATCGGGCAATTTCTCGACAAGCAATTCATCGACCCGGCCAATGCGCCGGTCGCCAATGTCAATCCGGGGTCGATCACCAACGGCGTCACGCCGATTGCGTCGACCGGCTCGACGGTGGCGCAGGTGACCGCCGACCTCGGCACCATGCTGGCGAATATGTCGGGGGCGGGAATTCCGATGGACGCGCCCGCGTGGATCATGAACGCGCGCTCGCAAATCTATCTCGGGTTGCTGCGCGGAGCGATGGATCAACCGGCGTTTCCGTCGGTGTCTACGGCCAACACGCTTCTAGGCTTTCCGATCATAACCTCTAACTCTGTGCCGCTCGGTGTTGGTCCGGGGTTTCTCGGCATGATCGTGCTGTTGGATCAACGGCAGATTTTTCTTGCCGACGATGGCGGCGTATCGCTCGACGTGTCGCGCGAGGCGTCGATTCAACTCGACACCACGCCAGCCACGCCACCGGCTCCGCTGACTTCACTCTGGCAGCAAAACCTGATCGGCATTAAGGCAGAGCGCTACATCTACTGGATGCGGCGTTATCCGCAAGCGGTGCAACTGCTGACCGGCACTCCGTACTAGCCGTGGTCAAGTTGCAACGTCAGTTGCGCTATCGCGCGCTCGCCGACGTGATCGTCGGCGGGCGCGTGATGTACGCAAAGGGTTCGATTTTTACCATTGGCGACGCGTTCGGTGATGCTCTTGTCCGCGAGGGGCGCGTCGAAAAGCTTTCTGCACTCGAACAACCGCCGCCGTCGGCGCCCCCGATCGGGAAGGCGCGTCACAAGCGACGCAGCGGCATGCGCGGCCGGGCATTCGAATGAACGCAAAGCCGAAGATCAAGCCGCGCGCTGCGGTGGGCATGCTGCCAGCGCCGACTGGACCGCGCGTCAGTGGCACCATCGGCGGCGTCATTCGTGAATCGTTTCCAGGCGCATGGCAACAGAATGTGATTGCTATGCCCGCGCCGCCGCTGTTGTCGTTCTCGGCGGTCTACAGCTGCGTAAACATCATTTCGTCCGACGTATCGAAGCTGCCGATTAATGTCTGGCGCACGCTGCCGAAAGGCGGGCGAACGCTGGCCTCCGATCATCCGATACAGGCGATGCTGCAATACCCGAACCCGTATCAAACGCATATCGATTTTTTCGCCTATTTCATGGTGAGCCTCTTGCTCGCTGGCAATGCTTATGCGCTGATCACGCGCGACGGGCGCGGCATGGTGTCCCGCATGGATGTACTCAACCCGTATTTTGTGCGCCCGCTGGTCGCGGTCACTGGCGATGTTTTCTATCAGGTCTCACATTCACAATCGATCGCGCTGGTGTCCGATCTTTCACCGCCGGGTGAGGACGGACGTTATGTGATTCCGCAGAGCGAGATCATTCATCACCGGGTCATGTGCGTGGATCATCCGTTAGTCGGTGTGACGCCGCTCTACGCAGCTGCACTCGCGGCGACGGTCGGGCTACGCGCCGGGCAATCGGCCGCAGAATTTTTCGCGAACATGGGGCGACCGTCCGGTCTGCTCACCGCGCCCGGCAAAGTGTCGAAGGAATTGGCCGATCGACTGCGCGCCGAGTGGGACAAAAATTACGGGCCGGGACAGACAGGCAAAACCGCGATGCTTGGCGACGGCCTGAAGTGGGAAGCGATCACGATCTCGGCGGTGGATTCGCAGTTGCTCGAATTGCTGAAATGGGGAATCAGCGATGTTGCGCGCGTCTATCGCGTACCGGGGTTTCTGCTCGGCGAACTCGACAAGGTGACGTATCGCAACAGCGAAACGCTGATGCGCACCTACTATTCCGGCTGCCTGCAATACCATCTTGAGGCGTTGGAAGCGCGCTTCGCGGCGGCGTTCGGATTGGCGAAAGGTGTGGAACTGGAATTCGATGTCGACGCCATTCTGCGCACCGATCTTGACGTGCGCTTCGCGGCCTATCGCGAAGGGATCACGTCCGGTTTCCTGTGCATCAACGAAGCACGCGCGAAGGAAGGATTGGCAAGCGTCGAAGGCGGCGACGAGCCAATGATGCAAATCCAGTACGCGCCACTGTCGACGCTGGATGGCAGCAACGTCGCGCCCCCGGCGCTCAAGCCGCCCGAACCACCACCGGGGCCACCGCCGACAAGCGAAGACGATCTTGTCGCTTCGTACGTGCGTTTTTCCGACCATTTGCATGAGGCGATACCGGAGGCGGCATGACTCCCGAACTCGCAAGCGCTTTTGCGCGCGAAACTGTCGACGCCATTCGTCGCGCTAACACGCCGATACTCGGCAGCATCGTGCAGTTGAGAACCAGCGTCGCAGCGGTGACCGAAGCCGCAGTCACGCGCTCAATGCTCGATCACGTTCAATCGAAATTGAATGGCGATCTCGACGCTTTGAACGCCGCGATTCACGAACTCAATGCCGCGTTCGATGCAAAAATGGAAACGCTGCGGGTATCGATGGCCGCGTTGGGCAGCATGCTCACCACGATCGAGGCGACGATCGGTGGCATGGTGCAACGCGAAGTGATGGACGGCGTCATCGCCGCGACTAGCGATGAACTCAGCGCGCGCATCGAGCGCGGTTTCGCCGACATCGATAGTCGCTTGGGAGCGTTACTCGATCAGCGCGTTGAACCAGCCTTGGCGAAACTCGCCGAGCAGCGCGGCCCACCTGGTGATGGATTCCGCTATCGCGAAGTCTTCGTCGACGATGCGGAGTACACGGTCGGCGATTGGGTTACGCATGACGGCACGCTATGGGCAGCCATCGCGCCATCGAAGGGACTGACACCCGGCACGCCCGCTGCTGCTGTCGTGTGGCGCATGGCGCTTAAGCGTCCGCGCGATGGCGCCAACGGCATCGGTTGGAACTGGCGCGGCAATTTTTCCGCCGATGAATCGTATCGCCTCAACGATGTTGTTCGGCACAGCGGTCGCGTGTTTCTGTGTCGGCGATCGACCAACTATTCGCCACCGGACATCGGCGGCGGCTCGGCTGAGTGGGCGGTGGTGCTGGAATGAACCCGCTCCAACTCACCATGTTCGAGCAAGACCGAACGGCGCTGATCGCCGAGATCAAGCCGTTGCTCGTGCAGCACGCGCGCGTTAGCAATACCGACGAGGACTTGCTAATCGAGCGTTACATCGGGGGCGCGATCAACGCAGCGGAAAATTATTTGCAGCGCGACGTGTGGCCGACGGTGCGCGAGTGGACGGGCGACTTGGGCTATTCGTACGGGTATGCGTATGGCTATGGCGGGGGGTATCAGATTTTCGACCGCTATCCTTACTATCAGCCACCAACGCCGAGTGATTTTGTGGTGAGACGCGGGCGCGCCGTGGTCACGATCGCGGACGCGAATAATCAGCCACAAGACCCGGCGACTTATCAGTTGTTGTCGTCAGTAGACCCGAAAACGTGGGGCTTTCAGATCAGCGCTATCGCTCAGCTGACTGGTATCAACGTGCATGCGATTCTCGGTTGGCCCACTTTCGCCGAGATGCCTGACGACTTGCAGGCGTTCATTTTGCAAGCGGCGGCGGCGCAGTACGAAGTGCGCGAACTCGCCAACTACGGCGCGGGCGTGCAAGGCGTCGAGACCGCGCCATTTATCCCTCTCTATCTGCTCGACTCATGGGCAAATTTGACCTACGCATAAGGGCCGGGCAACTGCGCCAGCGCGTGACGTTTCTGCGTCGCGATCCTGGTCAGGATGCCATGGGGCAGCCGAGCGAGACGTTCGCGCCGATGTTCACGGCGTGGGCGTCGGTTGATCCGCTGACGGGTCGCGAGTATTTCGGCGCGCAGCATTACGTCGACCAAGCGGATGCAGAAATCAAACTGCGCTACGAACCGCACTCGTTGCTGCGCGCTACTGATCGCGCGCAAGTCGAAGGCGATCAGGGCGGCGTTTATGACATCCAAGCGGTGCTCGCGCCCGAGCAGGCGGGTCGCTTGCTACGCGTGCTCGCAAAACGGATCACGTGAATGCCTGATAGCGCGACACTCGAATGGGCAGGGATGAACGAACTGGCGGCGTCGATGAAAGCCTTGTCGCGTGAAGTGCAAGACCATCTCGCTTATCGCGCTGCCTATGGCGCGGCGCGCAATGTCGTCAAGTCTGCGCAGGCCAACATCGTTAGTTACGGTCTGGTCGATACCGGCGCGCTGATCGGCAACGTTGCGACCGCGCGCATGCCGCCGGCCGGGCTAAGTTTCAGCTATCAGATCGGCGTGCGTCACGGCACGCGCAGGCAACGAAAAGAACAAGACGATCCGTATTACTGGTGGTGGCTCGAATTCGGCACAGTGAAACGACCTGGAACACCGTTTCTCACTGTCGCGTTCGAGCAGGAAAAGACGCACTCGCTCGACATCATGGCAGCGGTGCTCAGCAACGGCATCCCGCGCGCGCTGGCGAAGGCGGGCGCATGAGCTACAACATCGGAGTCGCCTTGCAAAACGCGCTCGCCGGGTTGGTGGCAGGACGAGTGTACCCGGTGCGTCTGCCGGACGAGCCAGTGTTCGCAAGCATCCGCTACAGCGACGTGACAACGAACTATTTCACCACGCTGTGCGGACAAAGCAATCTTTCCGAGTCGCGCTACAGGCTAGACGTGTTCGCGACAACGATCATCGAAGCCGAGCAGATTGCCGCATCGATCCAGTCGATCATGCGCGGCAATCCGAGCGGCTTTCAAAACGTGCCGCTTGGTGCGTTCGATGGATACGAGCCAGCGATCGCCATTTATCGAAAGACGCTGGATTTTCAGATATGGGAAGCGCAAAGCATGGCCGCAGGAAAGACGCGGCTTTCCAACCTCAATGAAAGACGGAGGGCATCATGACTGGATTTAAATCGGAAGCAGTCTCTTCGCAGGGCACGGAACTGGCGGTGCAGGGCGTCAGTTCCGGCACGATCGTTACCGCGCCGATCACTGGTATTAGCAAGGCGGCGCAGGCGGTCGTCACCGCAGCCAACACGTTTGCCGTCGGTCAACTCGTCAGATTCGATAGCGTCGGCGGTATGGTCGAGATCAACGGCCTCGGCGGCGTGATATCGGCGGCGACGCCAACGAGTTTCACGGTCGGGATAGATTCGACTGGCTTCAGCACCTACACCTCGGGGGGCAACGCGACGGTCAACACCGCCGCGTTCAACAACGTCTGCGAGGCGCGCAATTTTACCGGCTTCGATGGGCAGGCGTCGGAGATCGATGTCACCACCATGTGCAGCACGGCGATGGAATTCGTGCCGGGCTTGCAGGACTTCGGCGCGTTCAACTACACCATGAATTTCGTGCCGAGCGATCCGGCGCAAGTGATCATGCGTCAAGCGAAATCGAAGGGACAAACGCTTTGGTGGAAGCTGACGCTACCGGTCGACGCCAATGGTGACCCGTTGGGCACGTGGCTGTTTCAGGCGTTCGTGCGACAGATGACGCTTGCTGGCGGCGTCAATGCCGCGCTGGAATCAAACGTTGTGCTACGCATTACCGGCGAGCCGACATTTGTCGAAGGCGATGCGGCGGCAGCCGATGCGGTGCTGGCCGATCTGCAAAGCGTCTCGCGGATAAAGGCAAAGGCGAAGACGGCGACACCGCAGCCGCAATCTGAGCAATCGCAGCAACACGAGTTGGAGGCGGCCTAATGTCAATTCGTGATGCGATTCTTGCGACTGCCAATCCGAAACCAGCGCGCTACGAAATCGACGGTTGGGGCGAAGTGTATTTTCGTACTCTGACCGTCGGCGAGATTTTGTCGCAACAGAGAGAGGTCGCCGCTGCGGGCGAGAGTCAAGCCGCAGCGGCGCGCGCTCTCTGTCGCGTGCTGGTCAACGAAGACAACACGCCTGTGTTCGATCCGAACTCGGACACGGACGTGCAAGCGGTGTTGAACTTGCCGTGGCAGTTGGTGAAAGTAGCGATGGAGAAATCGAACGAGCACAACGGCCTCGGGGTCGCACCCCCAAAAGCCTAGCCGCCGGTAGGCGGTTCCTGTTCGTCGTCGCGCTTGCGCTGGGCAAGACCGTGCGCGAGATAGAAGACACGATGCCAGCCACCGAGCTGACTGAATGGGCGCTGTTTTATCAACAGCACCCGTTCGGTGAGTTTCGCGCCGACTTGCGGGCGGGAATCGTCGCGTCGGTCATCGCCACAACCAGCGGCAATAAAAATGCGAAGCCGACCGACTTCATGCCGTTGACCATGAAGGAATGGACCGAAATGAAAGTTGGACCGTCATCCCGCGCACTTGAGGCGGCGCGGGTCAACGAAGCGTTTATGAAAGCATCGTCTCGTCTGAAGCATCACATTATCCGGCGCAAGAAAAAGGAATAGGCCATGGCCTCGCTTGGCGAACTCGTTGCAACGATGACGCTCAACACCGCGCAGTTTGTCGGCGCGTTGAACAAGGCAGAGCAGGCATCGGCTGACACGACGCGAGCCATCAAAAAAGGTTTCGAGTCGATCAACGATTCGCTAACCGGCTTTGTCGCTGGTGTGTTCTCGGCGCGCGCTGCGTTTGAGGAGTTCAACCAGGCGGTGGAGCGCGGCGCGCAGTTGAAAGAAATGGCGGGCGCGTTTGATATCGCCGTCGACAAGCTGGATCAGTTGTCGCTCGCGATGCAGCTGGCGGGGACCGACGCAGGCACGTTCGAGAAGCAAATGAAAACGCTCTCGAACGAGGTCACGCTGGCGTCGAATCCGATGTCGAAACAAGCGGCGGTGTTCAAGGCGATGGGCATCGAAGTGCGCGATGCGAGCGGCGAAATGTTGTCGCTAGATCAAATCTACACCAACGCGATTAAGCAACTGAGCGCGATCGAAGACCCAACGCTACGTGCGTCGGCGGCGATAAAACTTTTCGCGCGCGGCGCGTCCGATGCGCTGAAGGCATCGGGCGATCTTGACGAAGCGCTGGCGCAAGCGCAGAAGCAGATCGACGCCTACGGCGCGACATCCGAGGAAACGGCCAAACTGTCGAAAGAGTTCAAGGACAACCTGCTGCTGATGGCCGATGGCGCGCAGCGCATGTTGCTGCCAGTGATCAAAGCGCTGACGCCAGTGTTCATCGATCTCCGCGAAGCGTTCTCGGCAAGCAATAAAGGCAGCGTCGATCTCGCCGCAGCTGTCGGCACTGGACTGGCGACAGCGTTGCGCACGCTCGGCGCGGGCGCGCTGGTGCTGATCGGATTGTTCAAGGGGATTGGTCTCGCGCTCGGCGGTCTGGCGGCGGCGTTTGTGCAGTTGGCGACCGGGAACCTCAAGGGCGCCGGGGCGGCGATCGACGCCATGAACGAAGACCTAAAGAAAAATCGCGACGCGACGGTCAATTCGGCGTCGGCGATGCTTGGCTTGATCGACGTGCACACGGAAGCGGGCAAGACGTTGGAGCGCACCGCCGTCGATCAAACTGCGCTGCGCAATGCGCTGAACAATAGCAAAGACGCTGCCAAAGCCGCCGCGCAAGAACTCGCCAACTACACAAAGCTGATGGGCGCGATGGAGTTGGGCACCGCCAAGGCGACGGATGCGGGTGCGTCGTGGACGGCGCAGAACGAAGAACAGGTCAAGACGCTGACTCGCATCCAAGAAGAAGAGGGCAAGGCGACGCGCTTCACCGATGAACACGCCACGTCGTTGATGCGCCAAGCGGCGGCGTTCGATCTAGCGAAGCAGGCGCAAAAGGCATTCACCGAAGACATGGCGCGCATGAATGCCGAAGCGGGTCGCGAACTCGAACAGGGCAAGCGCCTGACTGCGGCCAGTGAAGCGGCAAAGAAGTCAAGCGACGATTACGTCGCAAGCCTCAACGATCAGATCAAGGCGTCGAATCTGCTCGTCAATGCGATGGGACAGACCTCGACGCAACAACAGATCGCAGCGGCCAATGACAAGATCGATATCGAATTGCGCAAGCAAATCGAAAAGCTGGACGAAGACGAAAAGAAAATCCGCGACGAGAATCGCGGCTCGATCGACGACGAGAAAATCGCCGCCATCGAAGCCGACAAGGCGCGCGCCGCGTCGGCCGCCGATACGGCGAAGGCGATCATCGCGGCTAATATCGCGTCGCAGGATTCGTTCGCCTCGGGATGGCAAAAGGCGTTTCAGTCCTACATGGACGGACTGACCGACGCCAAGATTGCACAGGACTTGTTCAACAAGTTGACGAGCGGCATGGAGACGCTACTCGTTGGCCTCGCCAACCACGCCAAGGACGCGTGGAGCACGTTCAAAACCGCAGCGCTGCAAGCGATCGAGCAAGTCGCCGCCAAGCTGGCGGTATCGGGCATCTTGTCGTTGATCGGCGGCGGCGGGGCGATCGCGTCGACCGGGAGTTTTGCGAGCGCAGGCAGTTTGCTTTCATCGCTCACCGGGGCGGGCAGTCTCGGCAACCTCTCGAATTCGCTGCTATCAGGCGCAGGCGAGGCCGCAGCGGGCGCAGCGTTCGTTGGACCATCTGCCACCCTCGCCAGCGGCGCGACCGGCTTGGCGGCCTCGCTAGGGGCCTCCGCGCCCGCTTTGGCGCAGATGCTTGCGCCAGTGCTGACGGCAGCGCCGTACGTGGCGGCAGCTGCGGCGGCGGGCTACGCGATTTTCAACCTGATTCAGTCCAAGCAAGGCGGCGCAAAGGTCGGCGGATTCGCGCAGACGGGCATGGACGCCGGGCGCTTCTACACGCCGACCCAACAGGACGCCTCATTGCAAACCGTGGTCGACGCACAGGCGAAGGGCTACGCCGACCTTGTGAAAGCGCTTGGCGGCACCGCCGGGGCGCGCTTCGCACTCGGCTATGACACTGACCCGAAGGGCACCGCCGGGAATCGTGTAACCGCAGGGGTCTACGTCGGCGGTCAGCAAGTCTATTCGGCGCTCAACGTCGGCGCGGGCAAGGACGACGCAGCGTTGCAAAGCGAACTCGCGACGCAAGCGAAGCGGATGCTACTCGCGGCGTTGCAGGCGTCCGACTTGCCGGTGCAGGTCGGTCGTCTGCTCAGCTCGTTGTCGGCCGCTACGGCGAGCAGTGCGCAGATCGATTCGATCCTAGCGGCGGCGCAGGCGGTCGGGCAGATGACGACCGCGCTGGCGACCTTGGGCGATCCACTCACCGCTGCCGCGAAAGCGCTCGATGCTTCCAGCCAGACCGCACTTGGTGCGTGGGAAGCGCAGCGCGATGCGCTCTACGATCTTGCGAAAGCCGCGCCCAACACCGCCGATGGACTCGCTTCGGTGACGACAGCCACGCAGGCTTTCGCGGCGTCGACGGTGGCGTTGCTCTCCGGAATCATGAATGCAAAAAAAGCGCTCGACGATATGTTCCAGACGACGCGCGACACGATCTCGGCGGTGGGCAAGTCGCCCGATCAACTGTACGCCGACGAGCAGGCGCGCGCCGCGACCTTGTTCCAACAGTTGCAGAAGGCAACCGATCCCGACCAGATCAACAGCCTCGCTAAGCAACTCAACGACTCGATCAACAAGGCGTTTGGAATGCTGTCGCCCGAGGATCAGGCGGCGAATCAGGCAGCTTTTCTTGCCGGCCTGGATCGCGTTCAACAGACGACAGACCAACAGATGCAGGCCGCGATGGATCGCGTCGCCGAGCAAAGCAAAACCGATCAAGCATTCCTATCGTCGAAACTCGATCAAATTCTCGCCGGTCTATCGGGCGCCGTCGGCGATTTCGCGGGAGCGGTCAACACGTTCGCCGGGGCGGCTGGTCGCAGCAGTCCGGTAGTAGTCAATAACAGCCCGGCTGATTTGCGCGGCGCTCGACAAACCAATTTTGCGTGATTCGACCATGCCCGCCTATCCCGACATTTGCCAAGCCGCAGGAACCATCCTCGTGCCGCGTCCGAGCGGCAGCGTGCGCAATCGCGTTGCAACAAATCAAGTCGTACGCACGCGCTCGCTGGCGTCAACGCAATTCCTCGATCCGACGGTTGTGCATGTCGGTCTGACGAGCGCGGAGCTATCGACCTTCATGGCTTTCTACAACACAAATCGAGCGCTCACGTTCACGTATACGCACATGCCGGATGGTTCTACGCGAACGTGCGTGTTCAGCGGCGAAAAACCATTCTCGCGCAAGGACTATCGCGTGCAGGCTGGTTTTCTTTTTGACTTGATTGTGAATCTGTTGCAGGCGTCCTAAATCATGCGCTCGCTTCCCGGCGGAATCTTAGGCCAGCTCACGATGAACGGGGCATATCCCGGCTATCTGATCATCATCGCGGGTCTAGGGTTCTACACGACATTTGATACGGATGTCACATGGTCGGGCGAGACTTACGCCGCAATCGATATCGATGTGCCGTCGCTGCTGTGGGACGGTTCGAGTGTGCGGCCCGCGCGGCTGGTGCTCGGCGATTTCGATGGGGAATGGTGGGGTGCTGCGCTTAGCGGAGCCTTCAGCGATACACGCGTCAATATTTATCAAGCCTATGCCGGAGCTGTCGCTGACGCTGTGTTTCTTTGGACCGGGCACGTTGGCGACGTTAGCCGCGTCAACGCGCTATCGGGTAGCCCATCGGTAACGCTCGAACTCACCGACGGAAGTTCGACGGATAGCACGCCGAGGCATCGCGTTCAGGAAGTTATTGCAGACCAATACTTGATCCGCGCCGGAACGGTCCTGATGATCGGCGGCCAGCAGATCACGATTAATCGACCGACAAGCGCAGCGGGCTAAGAGGATGGCATTCACACCAGATACAGGGGACGGCGGCGCGACGTTCTTTTCCGGTCGTGGTGGTGGGAGTGGTGGAGTCCTACCGGGCGACGTGCGTAGCGGTGCACCGGAAGCGAGTGCGCCGCCGAGTGCGGCGGATGGTGGTGCAACGATAATCCCCAACGTTGGGTCAGGAGATTTGCTCACGCTGCGCACGCAGCCGCGTGGCTACTCGGGCACGATTGCATCGCCGTCGGAAATGGCGCAGCCGCAATCGATGAGCGCGCTTCAATTCACCGTCGCGGCCTACAACGCAATCTTGCCGATCATCTATGGTGCCTTCCCTGCGATTGGCTTGCTCGCGAATCTCTACGCGTCGGGGACCAACTGGATTTTTTGGGTGATTTGGGGACGTGGACCGCTGATCTCATTCAACGCACGATTTTTTAATGACGGTCCGTATCCGATCGGGACAACCTCAAACGATTATCTTGGCACCGACACGCAAACGGCCGATCCGATTCTCGGGGCTATCGCCGGATTCACTGATCCGATGCACGGCATCGCCTACAGCGTGATCACGATCCCGCAGGCGAGCGTGACTGGCACCCCGAAATTTACGGACTTCATTGTCGGTCGGCCTATTTACGATCCACGACTAGATTCGACGAACGGGGGCAGCGGGTCACATCGTCAAGATGATCCGACGACATGGGAACAATCAAGCAATGCGGCGCTGATCGCATGCGATTACTTTCGCTCGACGGATTATGGTCTAGGCAAAACGCCGATATGGTCGACCATCGTAACGGCGGCCAATATCTGCGATGACTCCACGTTCCCGCGCCAGATTTTCATGGCAATGGATCAGGAGCAATCGAAGGCGGCGTGGGCAGCGACCTTTCTAACCGCTTGCAACTGCCTGTTGGTCGAGCAGGGCGACACGTTCAAGCTGGTGCCGGATGTCGCCGGGTCGAGTCTCGCGTCCTATTCGCACGCTTCTGGTCAGATTATCGCGCTCGATGGCGAAACGCTTTCGAGCACCGCTGAATTGCCGACGGTCATGGAAATTGTATTCAGCAACGCAACAGGCTATCCATGGACCGAGGATACCGTACGCGTCGAGCGCGCTGGCGTTACGGCGGGGTCGACTCCCTACCGAAAAAGTACGGTGCGCATGCCGTGGATTGCCGATGTCAACGACGCAACGTCGGAAGCGTATCAACGCCTCAACAAATTGTGGCATCGCCAGCACAAGTTCCGCCTCACTCTGTTCGATGAAGGGTTGCAGCACGAGCCGGGCGACATCATCGACATCACGTTTCCGGATAGCGGATATTCCGCGTTGCTGTGCAAGGTATCGTCCACGCTGCCGACAGTGGACGGATGGGAGTTGACCTGCGCCGCTGAATCAGCGTCGGCATACAATCACACGGCAGTCGTGCCGTAACAGGGCTATATTGTGGAACGCGACGAAGAAAACGGCGCCGACGATCCCCGAGATGTCAATTCGGCGATCGCCGTCCTGCAAGCAAAAGTGCGCTTGCTGACGTATCTGTTCAAACACGAACTGGTAAGCAAACATGAATTCGAGCCGGTCAAACTGATCGCGTTCGGCTTCGCGGGGTTGATCATCACTTCGGTGATCGTCGCCGTGCTTAGTTACGTTTTGCGAAAAGGCTAAGGAGATTTTCATGAAAGTGGAACCGATGAAAGCGAAGCCAGAAGCGCCGCAATCTGAAGCGATCACCGTCGGGGCGACGAAAGAGCAGACACCAGCCGAAGAAGTCAAGCCAGCAACGCCGGAAGAAGTCACGCCAGAAACGCCAGCGGCGCCCGGCGCTGTGATTTATGGGCAAAACTTTCAGGCAGTCTATGCGCAGGCGGCAGCGGAAGCGCAAGCACAGCGCGACGCCGGGTATGCCGCGCAAGTAGCACGCATGCACGGACTCGCTACTGGTCTGTGTCGGGGGGGTCATTGATATGAAAGTCGATCCGACGAAGGTACCACCATCGAGCGCGCCGAAAGAAACACCGCCAGCGCCGGGAGTTACGCCGCTTGCGGAACCTTTCGAGGATTCGTTCCAAGCTGCGTATGACGCGAGCGTCGAGCAGATTCAGGAAGTGAATGCGGCGCAAGATGAACGCATGCTCGGGCTATCGATCGGCTTGCGTCGTGCAGCTGGCGCAACGCCAACGCCGCAGGTTCCCGTTGCGTTGAACGTCATCATCAGCGGCATACCGATGGTCGGTCAGATATTGACCGGCAATTATTCGTTCTACGATCCAGACGGCGACGGCGAAGCCGTTTCGATCTACGAATGGTTGCGCAACGGGACGCCGATTCCAGGCGCCACCGCAAAGACCTACTCGTTGGTCAGTCCCGATGCCGGAAAAGTGATCTCGTTTCGCATCACGCCAGTGTCGACCGTTGCGCCAACGACTGGCCTCCCGGTGACGAGTCCGATTGTTACGGTTCCAGCACCAGCGGGCGCGCCAAGCGCGTCGGGCGTTTCGATCACAGGGACGCCGAGCGTCGGTCAAACCTTGACCGGACATTACACGTACTATGATCCGGACGGCGATCCACAAGGCGCGTCGCTGTTCGCATGGTTGCGCAATGGCTCGCCGATCGCAGGCGCAACGACGCTCACCTATCTACTCGTCAGTGCCGACGCGGGCACGAACGTCGCGTTTCTGGTGACTCCGGTCTCGACCGTCGCGCCGACCAATGGTACGCCGGTTAGCAGCGCGCCGGTCTCTATTCCAGCGGGCGGCAGTGCACCGAGCGCGAGCAGCGTCACGATCTCCGGAACGCCGACAGTCGGGCAGACATTGACCGGCACGTATGTCTACTCTGATCCGCAGAACGACCCCGAAGGCGCGTCGGTCTTTTCGTGGCTTCGCAATGGCTCGCCGATCTCGGGTGCGACCGCAAAAAATTACGTGCTCGTCAGCGCCGATGGTGGGCAACAAATCGCTTTCCGCGTGGTCCCGGTTGCGACAGTTGCACCGACCAATGGAAGTCCGGTAACCAGCGCAGCGGTCACGGTAGCGAATGTGATCGTCACACCACCGAGTACCGGCAGGCTCAACATCGAGAACGGCCTCACGAATTGGCAAGGCGCATGGGTCGCGAACGGCGTGAACTATGCGCCATGGGTGAATCCGGGCGGTGATTGGACCGATGCAAACGGCACCGATCAGGGCACCGTGCCAATAGCGCAGAGCGCGCTTGGCGGCTCGGGCACTGGCTCGGTCGATATCAGCGGCATCGATGGCGACGTGATTCTTTTCGGCGTCAATATCAACAGCTACGTGCACATCGACGGCGCACCCGCACAAGGCTTTTGGATAAAGTCGGACTCTGCATACTCGAACCCGTTTCCCTCGCACTATAACAACCAAATCCTTGTCGAGAATCCGGGGCGCGGTCACACGTTGTCGTTCGATTACTACTCGACCGACGGCTCGGTGCGCGCGTTCAAGGTCAAGGGTCCGCTGATCACTGATTACTCGGTGCCAACCGGTGCGCCCGGTGGTCCCGGCGATATTTGGAACTTCGAACCGCAGAGCGATCAGGACGTAATCAACGCGTCGAATCTGGCGTGGGGCGGCGCGCCAGGACGAATCGATTACCCGATCGCGAACGGCGGCACCGAGTACGGCATCGATGCGCTCGGCATCAAATACGTGCGCATGCACTTCGACCCAGCGTACAACAATCCGCTACCGACTGGTGGCAATCGAGTGTGCTCGTGGCGCTTGCCGTACGGTCAGAATCGCGAAGCGGTCTATACGCGTTGGCTCGTGTACATGGAGGACGACGTTGCTGCGGCGGTCACCGATGGCGTCAAAATGATGGGGCCGATCTACAACGAAACGATGGAGATTCCGCCGAGCAACGAGATGATCGCGTATCGCGTCAACAACGGCGAACCATCACGCACAAATCCCGGCCTGTATCCGCTTTACAAATATCTCTACGACGCCGAAGAAGGCAAGAAAGAAGGCACGAAGGACGGTGGCCCGTATCCCGATCCTCATGTTCCGATTGGCACTCCCTTCAACGCTTTTGTCCGCACGAATCGATGGGTGTGTTTGGAGTTGGGCGTGATCCTGAACACAGCGGGCGCATCCGATGGATACGGCGAATTCCGCGTCAACGGGCACACCGCATGGACAACGACGACGGCGAAATACCGCAACGCGCCCGAGACGCGCGTCAATCAATTCTTCGTCAACCTCTATCATGGCGGACATGGCATCGTGAACAGCAACGCGCATTATCGATTCGCTCGATTCGCAGCGGGTAGCACATGGTGCGGTGTTCCAGCCGAATTGTTCGACAGTTATCCGACGTGGCGCACGACGAACACGGTAAAAGACACGTGGGGCACGGTGACTTCGCAGACGTTCGAGCAGGGCATCGCTGCCGCAGGACAAGACCCCATTAACGCGAACCAGATCAACAATTGGTCTGGCTCGATCAGCTTCAACGATGGCATCTACCTCGCGGCCAACGGCGGGCATCCGCCGACCGGCAACCCGTACAACACGACATGGGGCATGGACCTAAAGCAGAATGCGCCGACGTGGGCGTTGCTTAACCCAGGTAGTGACCATCGCGATTTGGGCGACCAATCTATAGGTGGCTACAATCGCGGCGACTATGGTCCGATTATTCGGATGTGCATTCACACTTACTACTCGAATCGATTTCGCAAGGGCCTTGCAGGCAGCGCGCCAGCTATGGCCGACGGCGGAGCACACGATCGATTATTCCTTATCAATGACTCGCCATGGGCGGTCGACGGATTCGATCTCGTGACGAATCTTTGGGACCCGCCATATTCGTGGCCGATGCCTCCGGTCGGTGTGAGCCAGAGCTACGCGCCTATGTGCGTCGATCCGCGCGATGAAAAAATCATCATGTGGGCCGGTCCATACGTTGGCAGCTTCACCATCTACAACCCGGCGACGAACAGTTGGACGGCGCCATTTTTCACGAGTGGCGTTTCCTTCTCTAGTTGGTGGTGGCAACCGCAAATGGTCGATCCGGCGAGGAACCGACTGATCATTCAAAAGAGCAGCGACAACTTTTCTTTTTACGAAGTCGACATGACGACGTGGGTGTGTTCTGGTCCGCACACGATCACGCTGCCGCCCGAAATCTTGTCAAGTCCGAATTGGGGCGGTGCCGACACCAACTACACGCAACTGATCTACGATCCATTCAACGATCGCTTCCTGTTTGGCTTCAAGTGGGGTCCACGAGATGGGGAGAGCAACCCCTCGCTCAAAAGTTTGCTAAGCATTGATCCGGTTACTTGGGCCTGCGCATTCGTCAGCGATTTGCCGTATCCGGGTGTCATCGGTGCGACTATGGCATGGGGCATCTTCGGCCGACTCGATGTCAACAAGACATACAAGTGTCTGACGTGGCTCAGCGAGCAATGGTCGCCGATGATGTTCATGCCACTGGTCGATGGTGGCGCGCCGCCGCCTGGTCATGCGCCGACGGCCTCAGCGGTTTCGATCAGCGGAACGCCAGCAGTCGGCCAAGTGTTGACCGGGCATTACACCTACGCGGACGTGGATAGCGATCCGCAAGGCGTGTCGGTCTACGCATGGCTGCGCAACGGTGTCGTGATCGGTGGCGCAACTGCGATCACGTACACGGTGCAATCCGCCGACGTTGGCGCAGCGATCACGTTCAGAGTGACGCCTGTCGCGACGGTGGCACCGAGCACAGGCTCGCCAGTTACGAGCGCTGCCGTAAACATTCCCGCACCGACCGGAGCGCCGGTTGCGTCAGCCGTGAGCATCAGCGGAACTCCCACTGTCGGACAAACGCTGACAGGCCATTACACGTACTCCGACCCCGACGGCGATCCTGAAGGCTCTTCGACCTTTGCATGGCTGCGTGGTGGAGTCGCAATTACCGGTGCAACGGCGCTCACATATACGCTTGTCACTGCCGATGCTGGCGCGGGTATTTCGTTTCGCGTGACGCCTGTTTCCACGATTCCGCCGACGAATGGAACTGCGGTCACCAGCTCGCCAGTGACGATTGCCGGTGGCGGTGGCGGTGGCGGGGCCAACTATCTGCTCGACAATTTCAACGGCGCGGACGGTTCACCGCTGGAAAATCACACAGCCGATAGTGGCTCGGGATGGATTCGTGGAGGGGGTGTCGGCGGAAGCGGTTTCTCGATCTTGTCCAATTCTGCGAAGTGCGACGCGACCAACTTGTCCGAGTATCACTATCACTCAAATGCGGCGCTCGCAACTGCCGATTACACGGTCATGATTACCCATAGTTTGTCGTATTGGGATGGGTCCGCGTTTGTTCGGCAGGCGATCATAGCGCGCTGGGTGGATGACGCTAACTATTATAGAGCCGGATATGCACCTGACGGTGGCGGCTACTGGTATCTCATCAAAAGAGTCGCAGGAACCGATTCGACTATTGCCAATCACGCGCAGACGATCGCAAACGGTACGACGAATACCGTCAAACTGATTTTGCAAGGCTCGACGATCAAGCTGAACGTTGATGGCGTCGACATTATTACGGCCACCGACACGTCGTTCATTGCGCCCGGCAAAGTTGGCCTGTTTGGTATTAGCAATATGACCTACTACGGGCACGGAATCTACTTCGGAGATATGCGGGTCGATGCAAACACCACAGGCGGCGCTGGTGTTCCGGTGGCTTCCAGTCTGACGATCAGCGGCACGCCGACCGTTGGGCAAACGTTGACCGGTCATTACACGTATTCGGACCCCGACAGTGATCCGGAGGGTGTGTCGATTTTTCAATGGCTGCGTAATGCTTCGCCAATCGGTGGAGCAACAGCGATCACCTACACGCTGGTGACCGCTGACGCTGGCACCAACATTTCGTTTCGGGTGACTCCTGTTTCTACTGTTGCGCCGACGACCGGGAGCACGGTGACGAGTTTGCCGGTGTCAGTCTCGGCGGCAGCTGGCGCGCCGGTCGCGTCGAGCGTCACCATCAGCGGCACTCCAACCGTCGGGCAGACGTTGACGGGTCACTATACGTATTCGGACCCTGACAGCGACCCGGAGGGTGTATCGCTGTTTGCATGGCTTCGCAACGGGGTCGCCATCAGTGGCGCGACTGCGAGCACTTATTTGTTGGTCAGCGCGGATGCGGGTACGTCGGTGGCGTTCCGAGTAACGCCAGTTTCAACGGTTGCACCGACGACAGGCATCGCAGTGACAAGCGCGGCTGTTTCAGTGATCAGCGGTAGCGTCGTGAATTATGTGCACGATACGTTTGTCGATCCGGACGGCACATGGCTGCAAGACCATGTCGGTCAAGTTGGCGCGGTATGGACTCAAACCATCGGGCTGGGCGGGTCAGGCTTTGCAATCGAAAGCAACGCGGCCAAAAATATTGCGACAAACGCATTGGCGTATATCTATCTCACTTCCGGTATTCCATCGACCCCCGATTACACCGTTACCTGCACGAATTGGTGGCAGCAATCCGACAACGGCGAATTTGTGCGCCAAGGCATCGTTGCGCGCTATGTCGACGACAACAATTTTTACCTTGCAGGGTACGCGCCGGATGCGAGCGCGTGGTATGTATCCAAGTGGGTCGCTGGCACCGAGACCTGGATCATCGGTTACACCCAAACGCTGACGCTTGGAAACGAGTATGTGCTCAAACTCGTTTTGGCTGGAACGACGCTCACACTTTATATCGATGGCGTTAACGTGGGCAGCGTTGTTGATTCGGCGTTTAGCGCTATCGGACGCGTTGGCGTATGGGGACTGTCGTCCGCATCCTACGGTTTTCGCGGGATGTTTTTTGACGACATCAGCGTGGATTCAAACTCGTGAACAACAACAAAATCGAGATCGGATTCATTCGACCGCAGGGAGCAGCGCTGCCGCGCTTCGTCTATCGCTACTTCAGGATGGAGAAAGGGCAGGGGATGGAAGGCCACAAGCATATGGTCGACCATCCCACGCTCGTTGCGCGCGGCGCGATCTCGATCAAGTGGGGCGACGGGCGCGAAGAGATCGTGCGCGCGCCTGCGCACGTGATCGTGCCGAAGGACGCGCTACATCATGTGAAAGCGTTGGAGGACGACACTATCTGGTATTGCGTGTTTGAGTTGCCGGAAGATTATACGGAGGACCAACAATATTTTTGGGAGAGTGCGCTCGATGATCCCGCGCGACATCGCGCCTGAGTCGTTCACGTACACGCTAGTCAAGCGGCCAACAAAGGAACTGACTCGGCGCGGCTGGATGGTCTCGAAAGGAGTGTCGTCACCGGGCGGCGGCGGACCGGATTCGCGCGTGCTGTTGCGAGTAACCGCGCGCACGCGAGAGGAAGCGATTGTGTTGGCGGCGCGCGCGCTGGTGTGCAGAGCGAAGTCGGGTTAGCCCTGAAGGCAGCGAAGAAACACCGCGAGTGTCTTCGTTGTCCCCGACGAAATGATTCTATAACGGATTTTGTTTGCGCGCGTCGTCGTCCATTCGTTTGAAATAGCGATGGATACCCCACGTGACGCACAACATAAGCCCGAGCGCAGCAAACACTTCGACGAGATTCAGCCTAGGCGCGGTGATGTCTGCGATGTGATACGAAACCCACGCCGTGTAAACCAACATTGGAATCAACGTCAGGAATCCACGTTCCCATCTACTCAGTTTTCTCATGGCACTCTCCTTTTAACAACTCAGCATGCACGCGGCAAAAACTCCGGTCTCCCAAAGGCCGCACGAAACGCCAATCAAGGGGTCGGCTGCGAACCAATATCCGATGATCTGGCAAGCTTGCAGCGACATTCCCCAGACCCAAGTGCATTGAGCCTGACACACGGCCTCCTCCGGGGTTGGTGAAAATAATCCCCACGTCGCGTCAACAAAATCGGCTTCGTTGGAGGATTCGGTAACCGTGTCGTCAACGGTATCCCATCCCATCATCTCGTCGTCGGTGTACGTCTTTGCGGAGAAGCGCTTGCCCACCGATCTGCCTTTGCCGTTGTTGCTGAATGACTTGCACGGCTGCTGCGAGTGGTTCGGATGCAGGCACGCCGCGTCCTCCCACTCGACACCATCGGGACTGATTGCGCTAGGTTCGGTGGCTCCCTCGTGTGCATACTTGAGCCACTGAGTCCGCCCATCGCGCAGCGTTACCCCAACGAGTTGATGATGTTTGTTGTAGGAAAATGTGGTGCCTTTCGGGCCAACGCTGGTTGAGTCTACGTCGGGTGGAGCGGCGCTGACTGCTGACATCAAACACAGCGCAGCAACACCAGCAAACAGTTTCAAACTACGGCATTCCTTCATCGTCTGCTCCTGGGAAAAGTTTAAAAAAGGAACATGCGCTTTTGTTTTGCGGTGCAGCGCATCGATGCAACGCTTCGTTTTTATCCGACAATTTTCTCCGCGATCTGCAACAGCTTCAGCAAGATCAGACGATCCATAGCGCCGCTGTTGCCTCGCGGGAGTGATTCGACGTGCACGCCTGCGTTTCTCTTGGCGTAAGGCCCTCGCGGCGGCTTATCGGCTGCTATCGCATCGAGCGGTATCAGGCGCATGCGATCGGCGACGGCAGCTTTGGCGGCTTTCTTGGCCGCGTGGTTTGCGCGTCGCGTCGCGCCGGCTTTAGCGCGGGCTGCGGGAGTATGCGCGGCGGCAATCTGGCTTGCCTTTCCTTTCTTATTTGTCGCGCGGGTCTTTGCCGATTCGAGTGCGCGTCGTGCTTTGAATGTTGCAACGGCTTTCGCGCGCGCTTCGGGTGACGACGCCGCACGCACGTGCGCGTGCGTATCGCGTTTCTTTGGTGTTGCTTCGTTGTCGATTGTTGTCAAGACTTACTCCTTCGTTGCTAGTTTAAAAATGTCATCGCCCTTCGGCGCTTCTACACCGTCGACGCGTCGCGTATATGGCGCAAGCAGTTTGTATCCCTTGCTCGTGTCAATCATTTCGATCGTCGTTCCGATTTCAGCTCGGCGTGATTCAATGTAGATGCCGATATGCGCGCGGAGATTTTCAACCGCGTAGAAACGATGCGGAACCCACCGCTTTTCCTTAGCGTTCCAGAATCGAATCGGGCGAACCGTGTCTTCGTTCACTTCGTCGTAGTTACGTTTTGCCACGCTTATCGTCTCCTTGGGTGGTTGCCATTTCATTTATCCACGCATCGAGATCGACGCGACGGACGTACAGACGACGGCCGATCTTGAATGCAGGCGGGCCGGTGCCTTGCGCACGCAATTTCCAAAGCGTGGAAGCGGGAAGATTCAGGAACGATGCGACTTCGGCGAATGCCAGAACAGTGGGGGATTCAGATGAGCGCGCCGCTTGAGTGCGGCGGTTACTACGAGACATGGACTCTCCCTCTCGCGGTTGGGGGGTGTCAGTCGCGCTTTATAGTCTCTGTTCGTACTAGAAATCAATCGTTATTTTCAGTGTGACGACGGGCGTCGTCACAGTCATCTGAAAATGTCGTCACACTGAAGTGATCACTATCACGGAACGCGTTGATCTGATTGGTGCTGTCGCGAGGAATTGAACCTCGGTCTACTGATTACGAATCATGTTGACCGATCGCGTTTTGTGTTGTGCTGTCAACGACTTAGCAATTTAGTGTGACGACGCAAAACCCTAGTGTGACGACTTGGGGTCACTGGTGACTGCGCCTGTCGTCACACTTTTCCCCGATTTGCGCGATGGCGGCGCGGATGGCGTTGGCACACTCCCATGAATCCCGAGGCTTCGCCGGCATGTCGTCGCAAATCTTCGCCGCCCGTTCCATGCCTAGGGCGGCGCAGCGGTGAAGAGAGGCGATCGCCTCATCCGGCAACGCGGCGAGGAACGCGCGGATGCGGTCGACGAGTTCGCGATCCAATACGCAAGCATCTGGAAACCCCAACAGGGGAAGGTCGGTCTTTTCGTAGTCGAGATCGCGGAGCAACGTCGCTGCCGTGTCGGTGGTCATGGTAGAAGCTCCTCGCCGCAGAGTAGACAACGCGCCACGCCAGCGTGCGCGATGGGCGACCAAACGTGGTTGCAGCGCAGAAGCGCCGCCAGTGCGCGGCGCGCACGCGCTCGCGCGTCCTCGATGCTGCCAGCTAGGATGATGTCTTGCAGCGCGTCCACGACGATATCCATCGATCGTGTATTCATGCGGCGTCTCTCGGCAAGTGCACTTGAAAGCGCTCGATCAAAGTCGACAACTCGGCGGGTGCGCCGTTGCCTTCATCGTCGGCCATCTTTTGCAAGAATGGCAGACCAGTACGCACTGATTCCTCCACTTCAGCACGCGTCGCCGGCCGACCTTCGGCGTACCACTCGACGTGATTTGGTTCGCCCATTCGAATGATGTATCCGTTCGGCGTGCGGACGAGTTTGTAATCGCGACACGTCCACAACATAGCCACGCCCGGATTGCGCGTGATGCCGACTCCACCGATGATGTGCTCTTCCACCGTCGACGCCTTCATGCGCAGATGTTCCGGTAGACCTGCATCGCGGCGCATCGCTTTCGGCAACGTCAGAAACGGGCACGCCTTAGCGGCGTAAGTCGCACACTCGAAATGCGACGGCGGTTCTGCGGACGTTCGATTGACACCGCACATCGGCCCGGCAACAAACGTTTTGTAAGAGCCAAGCACGTCGCCGCACAACCAACACACTTTATGACGAATCGCGCGTGCCCACTTTTCGTGGTCCATGATGCGAAAGTCTGGCCGATCGTCGACCCACTCCACAAACCACGGCACCGGATAGCCTTTGTCATTCAGTGGCAAATGGCGCATGCGCGCCGGGCGTGCAGGTAATCCCTTACGATACTCGATCACGTTTCACCCTTTCTCGGTCATGCCACGCTTCATCAACATGGCGACGGCCACGTCGTTGCGCAGCGATGTCGGTATAGATTCGCTTGTCTCAATTAACCGTAGCAACTCGTCCCATTGATTGCGCATGCGCGCTTGAATCAAAGCGGAACGCCAAACAAACTCGCGGTTTTGTTTGTCCATGATGATGCGGTGCTCTCCTTATGTGCGTGAACGGTTCTCTACTGTCGCGCTCGCGAACGCCATCAACATGGATGCGAACGCGTCGAATTCCTCATTGGTCATTGTGAGCAGACCCGCGCTCACGTCGTTGATGAATACGCGCGTTGTAGTGTGCGCGGTCGTGCGCGTTTCGATTCGAAGCTTTATTTCGCGGATGACATCCACCTGACTGCCTCCATTGGGTTTTACGTCGGGTGATCGTCGAGCACGATTCGAAAAGTGACCGACGGAATATACTGACGCCGATCATCGTCTATTGCAGTGATGTCGACGTGCTCGAAGCGAGCCAACTCCACGTAGCATCCGAACTCGCGTTCGAATCGGTGCACGGCGTCCGTCACCGTCTTCTGCAAAGCTAATCGTTCCGCCTTCAGTTCATCGAACGTCATCTTATCTCCTTGGCATCACGCGCGTCGGCACGTCGAGATAGTGCCGTTCCGTCGTGCGCTTGTCAGCATGCCCGGCGGTCGCTGTAGCGTCTCCACCAGACGCGCGCACCGCGTTCAACTCAGTTGTACGCAGGTCGCGGAACGTGAACGCCACGTCTTCCAGCCCGGCGCGTTTCTTCGCGCGCTGCCACGCATTTTGTAACGCGAATTCGTTGTACGGCTTGCCGTTGTCCATCGGGAACACATACGCGCCAGTGATCGGGGACACCTTGCGACCGGGAAGCTTGGCGGCGTCGTTCAGAATCGCGCGGATAGCGGGCGTGATCACGAACTCCTGTTTGATGCCAGTCTTGCGTCGAGTCTTTGACGGCGTGACATGAATCACGCCCTCGCCGATGCTCGACACTTTCAGCGTGACCACGTCGACCTTGCGCATCGCCGTGATATCTGACAGCGCCGCAATGAGTCGCAACGGGTGATTGCGCAGCGATGCCGCCAGCTTGGCGCGCACGTCCTCGGAGATCACATTCTTGCGCGCGATCTCTCGATTGCGCTTCGACTTGAAACACGGATTGAAAGCACAGAGCGCCTTAGATTGGCCGTGCTCGAATATGATCGACAGCAGCGCGACGCGGCGGTTGGCCGCAACCTGGCCGCGCACGCCCTCGAATTCGCGCATGTGTCTCTCGACATCGGCGCGACGCAACACGTCGCGGTTCAGCGCTTGGTTGGGCGTCACTGCGTATTTGATTGAGCCGAACAGTGTACGCAGCTGCGCCGCTTGCGCCGTGTATCCCTCGGCGGTTTTCTCGGACAGTTGGTCGAGTTGGACGAGACGCGGCATCTCGATGTCAATGTAAGCGTCAATGAGTTCGGCGACGGTGCCAGCTTTCGCGAACGCTTTGATGGCGACCGCTTCGCACGCTTCGGCTTTCGCCTGAATCGCGAGCCATTGATCGATCGCCGCTTCGCGCGTGATCTTCCCGAGACTGACGAACTTGCGCGATGCACCGCGACCGCCGCCGGACTCGCGATAGCCGTATGTCCCGAACTTCGCGCGATAGTAGAGACCAATAGGCAGCGAGCGGTCTTTCACTTGTCGTCCTTAAGTAGTTGACTGACGCGCGCGCGACTGATCCCGAACTTGTCGCCGATCTGCTGTAGCGAATATTTCGTGGTGCCGTCCTCGTTCAACTCGGCGCGCATCTGTTTCATGCGCTCGCGACGAGCGGCGAACCTGTCCAACTCGCGCGCGTAACGTTCGCCCTTCGTCAGTGTCATGTATTCCCCTTTGCGATCACGCGGATTGTATGATCAGCGAGCGTGTACTCGTCCGGTGCGACCATCGTGAGGTTGTGCGTGGACAAGCCGCGCATACGGCATGCCGTGTATGCGGCGTGCGCGCGATCGTGCGCTTCGACCTCGACCAGTAGCGGGCCTTTGCGCGCGCGGCTGATCAACACCTGATAGTTCACTTTGTGCCCTTCATAAAACCGGGCTTCAGACCGGCAGCCTTGCGTTCCTCTGCAATACGCTTGCCGTGGCGACGGCGAATCTTCGTCGTCAGTGCATCGCGCTGGCGATCGATCGTCGCCAACACATTGTGCGTCAGGATGTAGCGCTGCGAACCTTGGGCATTAACTTGCGTCACGAACGCCGTAACGCCTTCGTCGCTTCGCACGGTTTGAATCATGAATGACGTGGTGTTGCCGTAGAAGTCGATCGACTGGACGACGGTCGGGTTCGCGTGCGCGCCATTCGGCAACCCGAGAAGACTCGACAGCAAACGATCGAACGGATCGGTGGAAAGCGATGCGGTCACTTTGTGCGTGGGCTTTGCTTCGTTCATGTGGTCTCCGTTTTCGTCGCGCGAGAATGCGCGCCCGATAGTGCCGCCTGTCACGCGGCACTGACTGGCGCGCTACTCGGCAGCGGCGGCTTCCTCCATCGGCAGTTTGCCCATGTGCTTGATGAAATGGTCGCCATCGGCGAGGATCGTCTCGAACTGCTTGCCAGCTGCGTACAGCGTCGCTGCGCCCACGCTGCGCGCTCGCACGAACATCAACGGCTCTCCGTCTTTGTGGACCAGATAAATGCGCTTTTTGGCGGGAGTCTTGGCGTCGGTCGCGGGCGGCGAGGTCGCGTCGTTGGTCGCCGCTGGCGTCGTCGTCGCTTCGTTGTTCGTCGTCGCTTCGTTGCTGTTCGTCTGATTCTTGCGTGCCATGATCGTGTTTCCCTTTTTCGAAAAATGCCCCAATTCGGTGGGCGTCCCGCGTTTCGCTAATGCGATCCGATGCAGCGCGCTGCGACGCGCTGAGTCGGACGCACTAGGCTTGCACCACTCCGCACGCGTCGAGAAAGCGCACACGATCGAATGCAGCGTTATCTTGCTTCAGGATCGACGCCAGCTTGTAAGCGATCTCGTCAGCGGTCGTGGTTGCCAGATCATGCGGGTCCGCTTCAGCGCGTACCGACTTGATCGCTGCGGCGATTGCTATGTAGTGTTTGCGTGACATTTGATCTATCTCCAATTAGTTGATGACTGTGTTGCTAAGGAGAATAGTCTCACGCACTAACGATGCTGTCAAGGGGTTTACAAAGTATTTATGGGTGGTCTGTTAACCCCTTGAACCGACTAGGAGATTCGCTGTGACTGAGCGTCGATCGACATCGCGGGAGCGCTCACTTGTATAGACCGACGCGCTTGGGGCGCGATCTCGGGTCGCGATAACCGTCGACTTTGCACGTCTGACCGGGCAAGAGAATCGACGCGATCGCTTTGGGACGAACGAGCGCGCATCGCGGACAATCAACGCCCTCAGCTGCGCGCAACTCGCGCTTTTCTTTTCGTAACTCTCGCAGGCATTCGTCGGTGTCGTCAGTCATCGCGATAGCATCAAATACACGCCGCAGAAAATGCAGACGATCGCAAGCAATACCGCTGCCGCCGCGATGAGCGCCGTCCATTCATCGTTGTCGAATTTGCGCACGCGGCATGATGCACCGCGCGCTGATCGCAGGCAAGAGAACGGCCCCCAAGCATCGAGGGCCGTTCGTGCCGCCGCCAACAACAACTAGAGGTCACACTTTTTTCCGGCGCATGATTCCACCAACGACCAGCGCACCGCCGAGCAGCAACAGCGTCGCCGGTTCCGGCACCTTGGTCGTTGTGCTGACCAGATCGCCCGTACTGGTGTTGGTCGCCGCCAAATTGAAAATCAGACGATCGGTGATCGAGTACGGCACGCTTCCGTTGTACAGCGTGCGTGCCGTGTCGGTGAATCCGACATCACTAAACGGGCCTTGCGCGCCGGGCGTGATCGATCCCAAGCCGAACAACGTATTGCTCAGGTTGACCCATTGCTGGCATGTCACCGTGCCGATCCCGAGCACGTCGCCGCTGCACGTGCTAGTCAACTGACTCGCGCCGAGCGGGCCGTTGGCGAAGCCGGTTTGACTGACGGCAACGGTGAGCGGTCCACCAGCCGTGCCGAGCGATGCGACCGTCCACGTCAGATCGAGAATGTTGAAATTGGGGCTACCTGGATTGTTCGAAAACGACGTAGCGATGGCGATGTTGTAGCCGGGCACCGACGGCACGCCATCGAGTCCCGCCGTGACGGTCATGACGTTGGTCGCCGGGTTCGAATCGCAGGCTTGATTGTCAGCGCACAGGAAGCCACCGAGATCGACGGTCAATGGACCGGCCGAAGCCGACTGACAGATCGCTGCGAGAAGTGCGGTAAGAAAAAGTCGGAATTTCATGAGATCACCCGTTGATTGTTTGTCGCGCACGCGCGCGCGCGTGATAGAGAGCAAGGAACGTTCCACGCGGAATAATCAATGACTTGGCGCGCCGAGCGTCGGCGACTGTAAAGCGCCCCGACACTTTCACTGAGGGGTGCGCTGTTCGAGCACGGCACGTTCGACTGCCGTCAACTCCCACGCAGCGAGCACGATCCAAAGGTCGCCCTTGAGTCGACGCAACAGATACGGGTCGACTGGCGCGCGCACCCAATCGGCTTCCCACAGAATCCAGTACCGGCGAAGATCGAACTTCGGGCGCAGATGCAGGGGGATCAAAGGCACCAAGGCAGTAGCGTTCCATTTGCCGGTCGCTGCGCGCGGGGGCAGCATACGATCGACGCGAATCGTTGATCGGGTTGACGCTCCGCCGCGTTTCGATGCTTCGGAGAATTCGACGAGTTCGTTCGCCGCCCAGCAATGCACGCGCTGCGCGGCAGCGTTGGTGATCGCTAGATGCGGCAGTCCGTCGTCCTGTCGCCCGGCCTGCCTGATTGATTCGATGGCTTGCACCACGACGCGACCGCGCGCGATTTGTTTGTACGCGGTCATGATGGCGCGATCTTCGTCCGTCACCGCTGCGCGTGCGTTGCGATAAGCGCGCAAAGCGTCGAGCGCGATCGCCTTGTCAACCTCTAGGATTGTTGCATCCATAATTTTTCCTCAGTTATCGTCTTCGCCGCGCGGCGGCGTGTCATCCTTTAGCAAATCAACCATGAGTCGATCCATTTGTGCAGCCTTGTCGACGATCGCTTCCGGCACTTCGAACGTCGTCCAGCGATGTTTGCACACGGTACATTCACGACGCCGCCACAACATTTGTTTGGTGTCGCCGTCCTTGCGTCGACCTTTAGATTTCGACGATTTCCAAACTTTGCTCGGGGAAGCACACTTCGGGCAGATCATGATCGGCGCCCGAGTCAGACATCGAGCGCAAGTCGTTGTGCTTTGGCGAGGTCGATTAACTCAATTCGTTGTGCGGGATCGGGGAAGTGGGAAGCGAGATCAAGCGCCTCGTCGAGTGCGGTCATCGTTGTCGCTTTGTTAATTGCGTCCGCAATTTCCGCGTATGTAAAAAGCGCTGACGCACCAACGTGCGCTTGCGTCGCCGTCTCTGCGAGCGGTGTTTTGCGCGGGCGACCGCGCCCGCGATGCGGCGGTGGTGCCGCTGCCGGTGCTGCTTCTGTGGAATCGTCCGCTGTCGACGGCGGCGGCGCTATCGTGGTGGAGCGTAGCGCGCTTTTCACTGCGTCGATCGGTGAACGTTGCTCGCCGTTAGCATTGCCGCCGCCTACGTCGATTGTGTCGACCAATTCTTCCGCCGTCGGCAGACCCATCGCGATTTCGGGTGCATAGGCGCGAACCAAAAAAGCGCCAGAGCGATACAGGAACATTTGCTCGGGCATGGTCAACCATTTGCTGCCGTCGCGCTTGTTCCAGCCTTCGGCCTCGACTATCTTCCACGTGACCCACGCCCCGATGATCGGCTCGCCGCTTGCAAGCTCGATTGCATGCGCACGACATCCCCATTCCTTGTTGCCTTCTTCGCCGCGCCACTCGAAACGCATGGCGCTGAATCGACCGCACTGGTTGAACGTCGCAATCAGGAATTGACCGGACCAACCCGGCTTGCCTTTCACGATGTGCAGATTTTGCATCACCATAAGCGGGTCCGCGTTCATGCGTCGCGCCATGTTCAACGCGATGAGACAGTTGGGAATGCTCTGCTGATATTGCTGCGGTACAAGTGTCGCTTCGGAAAATAGTCGCGCTTTGCGGACCTCGAGTTCGAACTGATCTCGTTCCACGAATGACGGCACGAAGGGTGCGCGCGTAACTTCTGTTGATGGTGCAGCTGTGGCGTCGCTCATTGCAAATTCCTTTTTCTTGTTTCGGTTTTACCCCTTCAGTAGAAAGCGCCTTCCGGCGTGCCGTTCGATCTCGTACTGTGCCGCCAACTCCGGGTGCTCGGCTCTGAGTAGCGTTTGATTCAACACGCGCGCGGGCTTCGGGGTTTTCCACGTCGCGGCGATCATGCCGTCGATGGTCGCTACTTCGGCATCGCCCATCGCTAACTTTATTTGCGCTTCCATTCGCTCGGCGTCGCTTTCAAGCGCCGCCAAGTGAGTCTTGGTCGCGATCAGTTCGTGCCACTGTCGCGCAACATTCGGTGGTAACTCGACGCGACGCGCGATCGAAATCGGCCAGCGCTCGTTGATCTCGGCAAGTGTTCCAGGTGGCGGCGGATCGTGTTGCAGGACGCGCGACCAAAAATCGTCGACGCCCGCCATGATCATCTGCGCCAGCTCGTTGTCGAGTTTGAGTTCATAGACCTCGATCGCTGATCCGAAGAACAGCACCGGCACATGCGCGATGCGCACGTCGGCGATGATCATCTCGGCGGTTTCCTGTAGCAGATAGTCGACTGGCATTTCCGCGCTGCCCGGTTCACCCCAGCCGAGACGCGAGCGCGCAGTCTTGGCGTTGACGACGAGTTGATTGGGCAACCATCCGTCGAGATGCGCGAGCAGAATGCCTTTACGCATCGTGTCCGGCGAGCGGACCAACGTCACGTCGCGTTCGCGCTCATACTCGGAAAGGATGAACGGCTCGACCGCATGCCCGAAGCGCATTGCCATGGTCTCGTCTTGCGGTGGAAGTTCGCCGACCTTGCGGCGATACAGTTCGAGACGCGAGGTCCACTTCGATAGACCGAGCGCTGCGGCGACTTCGCTGGAACCAACGCCGGTTTGACGCACTGCGATTTGTTTCTCGGTGAGCATTATGCGGCGCGTTGCATATTTAGTTGTTCAAGACGTTTTCATCGTTATGCGCTTCGGCGTGAATCACGTCAAGATTGCGCTGCGTTAAATCACAAAATAATTCAAAAATAATGCGCACAGGGTCACATATGACCCTGAGATATGAATATATGGTCAGAGTATTGACACGATTTTGATATCACTTTTAATCTGTGCGTCATGACGAAGAGCGAAGCACTCGCAATTTTCGGCGGCAAAAAGACCGATCTCGCGCTCGCGCTCGGCGTAACGCCTGCGCTCGTGCATCACTGGCCCGAGCAGTTGGATCAAGGCGTCGCCGATCGTGTGATGGGTGCAGCGATCAGGCTCGGCAAACTGCCGCCGCCTGCGCTGCGTCTGCAAGTGCTGTGGGCGCTCGCCAATCATCTCGACGTGCCAGCGGCGGCGCTGTGACGCGTGCAAAAGAGTCCGACCCAACGAACGTTAGCGCTGCTGCGTGAGGATGGCTACCTTGCAGCGGTCGTGGAGCACTGGAACCCGCACGCGCGCGTCAGGCAGGATTTATTCGGAATCATCGATGTCGTCGCCGTCGGCAATCGCAGCACGATCGGTGTGCAGGCGACGAGTTACAGCAACGTGTCAGCTCGAGTGGCGAAGCTGCGCGACAGTGACACCATCGGTCGACTGCGCGAAGCGGGTTGGTCGATATTCGTGCACGGCTGGAAAAAAGATCGCAAGAGCGGACGATGGGAAGTTCGACAAGTCGATTTATCTTGAACCACATGCGATGCAACGTGGATGACCGACAAATGCCTGATCGTGTTTTTCGCGACGAAATTCTTTCTTCGCCGCGATACTGGCTCCTTTCCAACGATACGGCGCGCATGCTTTTCTACCATCTAGGGCTACGGGCTGATGATCTCGGAATTTTTCGTGCCGCGAATTACACCATCAGACAGGAATGCTTCGGCGTCGACAACAAGCCCGCACCGGAGGCTCTGGCGAAATTATTGGGCGAATTATCGGCCGTCGATTTAATTCGCTTGTACCAAATCGACGGAATCGAGTACGGATTTATTCCGCGATGGAAACAACGCCTGCGAATTTTCAAAAGTCGCTTTCCATTGCCGCCGGAATCGATCAGGGATAACGCAATCAACGACATGATCACAAAATTGTCCGTCATCTGTCCGACACCTGTCAGACACGTGTCCGCTGAAAGGAAAGGAAAGGAAAAGAAAGGAAAAGAAACAAGAGAAGAGTCTTCGCTTGAGCACCCGGTGGATAACTCCAAAAAGCCTAACGGCCCTTTTTTAAAAATTCACAACCCCCATAAACCCGGTTCAAAAAAATGGTGGACGGACCTCTACTCAATTATCGAAACAGGCAAACAATACGGAATTGCTCCACGACCGGGCGAAGACCGCGATAGTCTCTACCTACGCATTCGAGCCGCCATCAAAGCGCAGCAACCACCGAAGGAGGCACCATGACCACGACGCAGCGCAGTGCCGACAAATCATTCGCGCTTGAACCGGGACCGCGCAAAGGTGAAATTCCAGCGCGAGTGCTGACCGAACTCATCGGGCTTAAGAACGCAGAGAAGGCAGCGAGCAAGCAATTCGCCGATGCGATCGAAGCGCAAGGCGAGAAGTACAGCATTCCGGCCAAGGCTCTACGCCGCTACGTCAGCGCAATCATCGGCGTCAAGATTTTCGAACTCAGCGCCGAATGCACGAGCCTACAAGCGCTCATCGACAGCGACAGCGCGGGCAAGGTCGCAGCGGACGCGCGATATGTCACACCGCACTGACGCGATGAAACGTTGGCCGATCATCCGGCATTTGCGTTGGGTGTGGTTGCGCTGGCACGTTCGTACGCGTACCGTTGACGATCAGATTTTCCTGCAACGCGTTTGGGACGGTGACGAATGAAGGGAGACATCATGGTGGTGCTCGCGTTTAGTTTGTTGGCGCCGATCGGCGTGGCGATGTACCTCTTTTGCACGAATCCGAAATTCGTGGAGATCGGTCGTATCGCATTCTTCGTCGGCTTACTCGCATTCGCGCTCAATGGCGCGCGATGGATGATCGAGATCATTCAACACTAGAGCAGTAAGGTCGGGCGCGTTGTGCAGACAGGTGCAGCGCGCGCGACCGTTTCACGTGGAGCAGTGATGCGCAATCGTGTGCAGTGCTCAGTGTTCGAGGGTCGCCAAGCGCGCGCCGAGCGCGAGCGTACGCAACAGTATCAGCAGCAACGTCGATTGACCGCCAATGGTCGCTTGTATCAAACGCAAGCATGGCGCACGCTGCGCGCGCTACAACTCGAAGCGTGTCCACATTGCTATCAATGCGGAAAGTCGGCGACAGTCGTCGATCACAATGTGCCGCATCGTGGCGATCAAATGCTGTTCTTCGATCCGGATAATTTGCGCTCAATGTGCAAGCGTTGCCACGACAGCAAGACAGCACGACACGACGGCGGCTTCGGTCGTGCGCCGCGCATTAAGCGCAACGATGGCGACAGCGGGTTCGGTTTGCTGTGATGAGTGATTCGATCGCACGATGGAGCGGCAATTCGATTGCGCGCAATGCGGCGTTGCCTTTACGCGCCCGCGTCAAGGTGGACAGCGCCCAAGATACTGTTCGGCGCGTTGTCGCAATAGAGCGAAGATCGGAACCGCGACGTGCGTACTCAATCGAGAGCGCGCGGAGCAGCGTCGACGAGCGCGCAATGCCAAGCGCGTGTTCAACTGCAAGCAATGCGGCGTCGAATTTCAAGGGCACAAGCGCAAGTTTTGTTCGTACGCATGCGAGCGTCGCGCAAAGTGCCCGCGTGATCGGGCAACCTATCAACAGCAACAGCGTGCCGCGAGTAAAGGATCATTCGTATGCGAGCAGTGCCAACGTCCATCGTTTCGCAAACTCAACGGTGAACAAATTCGCGGGGAGAAGCCACTCCCGCGCTTTTGTTCAAGAGCATGTCATAAGGCGGCGCCGCGTCAACGCAGGCGCGCGAGACGAGAGGAAGCGCCGCCTTTCTCGCAAGTGTGGTGTGCTCTGTGCCTCATCTGCGCAACGCCGTTTGTCTCTCGCAGAAGTAACGCGCGGCTGTGCTCTGCACTCTGTCATCGGATCGCCCGCGCGCGTCGTCGACCATCTAGGTCGTGTCTTTTTTGCGGTGTCGAATTCTGTTCTGTGTTTCCATACGGCAAGCATAGGTGCTGCTCTCCAGTGTGCACAGCGTCGCAGCGCCGCAAGGATCGACTTGGACGCAAGCCACGTACGCGTGCTCGACTGCATGGCGTGTTCTACGAATACATCGATCACGTCGCGATCTTTGAACGTGATGGCTGGCGCTGCCAGATATGCGGCAAGCCAACGCCCGCGCGTTGGCGCGGAACGCATCGATCCAATGCGCCCGAATTGGATCATCGCGTGCCGATCACCAAACGTGGCGCGCACGCATATGGCAACGTGCAGTGCGCTTGTCGCGCGTGCAATGGATGGAAAAGCAATCGATTGTGCGTCGGGCAGTTGCCGTTGTTCGACGTGGGGGCGTGAGGGGATGGGGGGCGATGCGGCAACCTTTCCAATCGCCTCGGAGAT